GCTACGTATACAGTTACAGTTAAAGACGCTGATGGTGTTGAGACTACAGTGGAGTGTGATGATGACCAAACTATACTTGATGTCGTGGAAGAGGCAGGTGCTGACGCTCCTTACTCTTGTCGTGCTGGTTCGTGTAGTTCATGTGCTGGTAAGATAATAGAAGGCACAGTAGACCAAGAAGATCAATTCTTTCTTGATGAAGATCAACTAGAAGCAGGATATGTTTTAACCTGTGTTGCAAAACCTACATCAGATGTTATAATACAACTAGGCGAAGAGGAGAATCTATACTAATGCCACCACTACATATGAGAGAACAATTATTAAGAGCAGTCCTAGCACATGCTCAAGGTGAAATCGCAAAGCACAAAGCGAATGTAGAAGTTTATCTAGAACATCCAGCAGGTATTGGAGAGCACTCTGATATTACTGAAGCAATTCAGGTAGAGTTGGATAAGATTGCTAGGTATGATGATCAAGTTGAGGTCATCAATAAGTATTTCAAACAGCCTAGTACCTAGTGCAACACTTCATTGAAGCATATAATGAAGCAGCAAACGTTGCTGCATGTGATAAAATTATAGAATACTTTGAAGGATTAAAACACTTACATTCTAAGGGATGTTTCGCCAAAAATGGTGAATTAATTGTTGATCCTACAGTTAAAGATTCTACTGACATCACATTAGATCTTACAGAAGATAATATCTGTAGCGAAATTCTTGTGTCAGTTATTAATTTTTGTACAGAACAATACAGAGAAAAATATCCTAGTGTGGATAAGATATCTAATTGGTCTTGTGATCCAAAATATAATATCCAAAGGTATCATCCTAATCAAGGATACTTTGGTACTCATTGTGAAGACTCCTCTCCTTTAACCAATAGAGTTATGGGGTGGAGTTTTTATTTGAATACTATTACTGATGGTGGTAGTACAGTATTTGATGAGTATGATTTAGAAATAAAAGCAGAGGCAGGTAAGTTTGCAATCTTCCCTGCTTACTGGACACATACTCATCATGGGATACCAAGTCCTACACAGACAAAATATATGTGTACAGGATGGTATACTTATGTTGATGACTTTCCAGCAGTGGAGGACACAGCATTTGTGAATTCATCTTGGTGACTTGACAGATGCTTAACATTGTGTTACACTAAATAGATCGGTGGGCAAATGCTGACCATATTATACTGCCGTGACCGAGACTAGGCAGATCAATCCGTCTCTCATCCTACCTTCAGATTTTAAGGGTACTGAAGGAACCTAAGTTCTGCTGACTCCCTATCAGCCCTACTTACAGTTGCAATCATGACAACTCTTCAAAAAAGAGAGCAAGGGTTATTAGCTGGATGGCCACAGTTTTGCGAGTGGGTAACATCAACCGAGAATAGAATCTATGTCGGTTGGTTTGGTGTCTTAATGATTCCATGTTTACTTGCTGCAACAACTTGTTTCATCGTAGCTTTTATCGCTGCTCCTCCTGTCGATATCGACGGAATCAGAGAACCTGTTGCTGGTTCTTTAATGTTTGGTAACAACATCATTTCTGGTGCTGTTGTCCCTTCAAGTAACGCCATTGGACTTCACTTCTATACCATCTGGGAAGCTGCTTCTCTTGATGAGTGGTTGTATAATGGAGGTCCATACCAGTTAGTAATCTTCCACTTCCTCATAGGTATCTCAGCATACATGGGAAGACAGTGGGAATTGTCCTATCGTCTGGGTATGAGACCCTGGATCTGTGTTGCTTATTCAGCCCCAGTATCAGCTGCCTTTGCAGTCTTCTTGGTCTATCCTTTCGGACAAGGATCATTCTCTGACGGTATGCCGTTGGGAATCTCAGGGACATTCAACTTTATGTTTGTATTCCAAGCGGAACATAATATCCTCATGCATCCATTCCACATGGCAGGTGTGGCAGGTATGTTTGGTGGTGCTTTGTTCTCTGCTATGCATGGTTCCTTGGTCACATCCTCACTCATCCGTGAGACTACTGGATTAGATTCACAGAACTATGGATACAAATTCGGACAAGAAGAAGAAACATACAACATTGTTGCAGCACATGGATACTTTGGTAGACTTATCTTCCAGTATGCTAGCTTTAATAATAGTCGTAGTCTTCACTTCTTCCTTGCTTCATGGCCTGTAATCTGTGTATGGTTAACCTCAATGGGTATCTGTACAATGGCATTTAACCTTAATGGATTTAACTTTAACCAGTCTGTCGTAGACGCATCTGGTAAGGTTGTTCCTACATGGGGTGATGTTCTTAACAGAGCAAACCTTGGTATGGAAGTTATGCACGAAAGAAATGCACACAACTTCCCTCTTGACTTAGCATCTGCTAACGAAACAGAGGTTGCACTTGTTGCTCCTAGCATCGGTTGATAAAACTCAATCAGTGTGTTATATTTAAGAGACCCTCACAAAAGGGTCTCTTTTTTTATCTCTTTTTATAGATACTCTAGACAAATTATTCTTATGAAAATATTTTTAGACACAGCAGAGGTCTCAACTATCCTTGAACATTTTGAGACAGGTTTGATTGATGGAGTGACAACTAATCCTACTCTTATTAGAAAGAGTGGTAGAGATCCTGAAGATGTGTACCTAGAACTTGCTGAAGCAGGTGTAAAAGACATTAGTATGGAAGTAGTAGGAAGTCGGGATGAGATGACCTCTGAGGGTCGTAGACTTGCCTCTAAGTTCCAAGAGGTTGCTACTATCAAGGTTCCTTGTACACCCGATGGTCTTTATGTTTGTAATCAGTTAGCAAAAGATGGTACAAAGGTTAATGTTACATTGATTTTTGATGCTGCACAGGCAATACTGGCTGCTAAAGCAGGTGCTACATATGTTTCACCATTTGTAGGAAGACTTGACGATAACTCAGTTAATGGGTTAGATGTAATCAGTGACATTGCTGAGATCTTTAGTAAGCATTGGATCAAAACTCAGATTCTATCTGCATCTATAAGAGGAGTGAAAGCAGTCTCTACTTCTTTTGCCCTTGGTGCTCAGGTAGTAACGATGCCACCAACAGTCTTTGAGAAGATGTATAATCATGTTCTTACCGACAAAGGACTTCAATTATTTGATGCCGATTGGGCTTCAGTAGTTGCAAACAATAAATAAATTTTTAAATAGGTATATGAAATTCACTGTTTATTCTAAAAATGGATGTCCTTATTGCGATAAGGTTAAACAGGTGTTAGAGTTATCTAAGTTAGAGCATGTCATTTATAAACTGGATGAGGACTTTGATAGATCAGGATTTTATTCTCAGTTTGGAACTGGATCTACCTTTCCTCAAGTTGTAGTAAATGATATGCAACATCTCGGTGGATGTACCGAAACAGTTCAGTATCTAAAGGAGAATGAATTAGTCTGATGAAAAAAGTTGACGACTTTGAAACAGTTTATGACATGATCGAACATGCTATTGAACTTGCGTTTGATGGTAAGATGCAACTTAAATTTTATGAGTTTTTAAAGTATCGTAAAACTAAAAAAGAAGAAGTAGATGCTTTCCTTCATAGTTCTACTGCGAAGGAAATATCTGATCAACTACTAGAACTTCAAGAATATATTAAAGGAGGTGCTGACAACAATCATAAACAACTACGTGAGGCTTATGGACATATTCCTAAACCTAAAGCACGTAAAATACAAGCATACCTTGCAGGTATTCTTGAAGATGCAGTGAGGTATAGACATGACAAAAGACCTGGAAGACGAAAAAAAGTCTCTAAATAATGACAAACCTGAGATCAATCGGGGTGTTGAATTATTGTTACGTACGAGGAGGAAAAAAAAAGAAAAACCAAAAACATTTCAAGTAAAGTTTGGAAAATTAATTGCACTCTGGAATAGAGAAATTGTTTTTCATTTTAATTTTTACTTGGATATCCGAAAAACATAAATCTCTGGAGGGATGCCATGTCAGAAACATTAGTAGTAACCTTGACACTTACAACAGTTGTGTCTGCTCTTGCATTATTGGTAGGAGGTATGATAGGATGGATGGCAAGACAACATTCATATGAAACTACACCCCAGATAGTGTATACTCATCCAGAAATGTTTGATGAGAATGGGAACCTATCTCCCGATGAAATTGTAGCAGTACGTTTTGAAAACAATCATGACAACGACACCGAAGAAGACGACGACTAGAAAGAGTAGAACTCTTAAAGCAGGT